CGCTGTCAACCTCTACACCCCGGCCACCGGCTTCAGCATCTCCGCCCCGACGCCCATCAGTGAGCAGCAGTGGATGATTCTTCAGCCCGCTGGCACGCTTGCGACTGGCACGATCACGCTGCCGCTCAATACTGGCGTTCCTGACGGCACGGAAATCCTCATCACCACGACCCAGCAAATCACGGCACTGACCATCGGCCTAAACGGGGCGACGACGGTCCATGGCCTGCCGACCATGCTGCAGGCCGGTGCTGGTGTCCGTCTGCGGTGGTATCAAGCCACCAACTCGTGGTACAGCATCACGGCCGATAGCGCACCCTATGGAGCCGCGATCCGCACCTTCCTAAGCACTCCCAGCAGCGCGAACCTCGCTGCGGCCGTGACTGACGAAACGGGCACGGGTGCGCTGGTGTTCCAATCTGCCCCGGCCCTGATCAACCCGGATATCGGCAACGCCGTCGGGGCAAGCGTCACCACGGCTTTCAACCAGTACATCAACAACCTCGGGAAGCACGGCTACACCACGGGTGCGGGTGGCACGGTTACGCAGGGCGCTGGATCTGGTAAGGCGACGTCTGTCACGCTGGACAAGCCTACCGGCACGATCACGATGAACAACGCAGCGTTGGCCGCGAACACGACCGTGACGTTTACGCTGAACAGCCTGATCATTGAAGCAAATGATCTAGTCGTCCTGAGCCATATCTCGGGTGGTACGGCTGGGGCCTACACGCTGAACGCTCAGTGCCTCGCTGGTCAGGCGAACATCAACGTTCGCAACATCACGGCAGGCAGCCTGAGCGAGGCGATTGTTCTGCGGTATGCGGTGATCAAGTCGTCCAACGCTTGATGGTGGCCCGTGCCGTCTATCCCCATCGTCTCGGGCATCTACACCGACAGCGGGCCTGACGTTAGGGCGTCGTTCCCGGTCAACCTGATGCCAGTACCAAAGGGTTCAGGCGTCAGTCAGGAGTACCTGCGGCCGGTTGATGGCATCGTTCCGTTTGGTACTGGACCAGGCGTTGACAGAGGCGGGATCGAATGGCAGGGCACCTGCTACCGGGTGATGGGCACCAAGCTGGTCACGGTGGCGTCGAACGGTGCCGTTACGGTGCTGGGCGATGTCGGCGGGACGGGATACGTCACCTTCGACTATTCATTTGACCGGCTCGCCATCGCCAGCGGTGGGAACTTGTTCTACTGGAATGGCGCACTCACGCAAGTGACCGACCCTGATCTAGGCACGGTGCTGGATGTTGTCTGGGTTGACGGGTATTTCATGACGACAGACGGAGAATTCCTAGTCGTCACAGATATCGGCAACCCGCTGTCAATCAACCCGCTGAAGTACGGATCAAGCGAGCTTGATCCTGATCCTGTTGTCGCGCTGCTGAAGTCTAGAAACGAAGTCTACGCAGTCAACCGGCACACCATCGAGGTATTCGACAACGTTGGCGGAACGGGTTTCCCGTTTCAGAGAATCGACGGCGCGCAGATCATGCGCGGGGCTATCGGAACCCATAGCTGCTGTGTGTTTGGCGACGAGGGCATCGCGTTCCTTGGGGGAGGCCGTAACGAGCCCCCGAGCATCTACATCGGCCAAAACGCTTCAAGTGCTCCGCTCGCTTCGCAAGATATCGACCTGATTCTTCAAAACTACACCGAGGCGGAACTGTCCACGGTGAAACTGGAAGCCCGTTTCGACCGCTCGCATAAGCTGCTGTACGTCCATCTTCCCGACCGGACGCTGGTGTATGACCACGCGGCAAGTCAGGTGCTACAGCAGCGGGTCTGGTTCACGCTCACTAGCGGGATGGTGGACTTCGCAGAGTACCCGGCTCGTAATCTGGTCTGGTGCTATGACCGCTGGATCGTCGGCCATCCGTCATCGGCTCAGGTGGGATACCTAGACCGCACCATCAGCAGCCAATGGGGCCAAAAGGCCCGATGGGAGTTCGCCTGCCCCATCGTTTACAACGAGAGCAAGGGCGCGATCTTCCACGAACTAGAGCTAGTGTCCCTACCGGGACGGGTGGCGCTCGGCGTCAATCCGCAGGTGAGCACGTCCTACAGCACGGACGGCATGAGTTGGAGCCAGGATCGATTTATCTCCGCAGGTACCACTGGCGACACCCGTAAGCGCCTGGTCTGGTTCCAGCAGGGGCATATGGAGAGCATCCGCGTGCAGCGGTTCCGAGGGGACACGGACGCGCATATCTCCGTCCTCAGGCTTGAGGCACGGCTAGAGCCGTTGGAAGTGTGATGGCAACCGTCCCGCCGCTCCGCCTGAGCCGTTCGCAGCTTTCGCAGTTCCTGAAGGATCAGGAGCAGATCCGCGCCTTTGAGAACCTGTTCTCCGTCGTTGAGCCGCTGGCCGATGGGTCGTCGTCTAGTGACTTTGTGGAACTCGGCTCGGCTCAAGCCTCGGCCAATGAAGCACTAGCCACTATCGCCAGCGTGGCGCATGACGCGGCGGTGTGCTGCGCGGTGACACAAGCAAAGGCGCAAGACGCACTAGACCGCACGGCCACGCTAGAACAAGAAATGCCCGTTGCCATCGCAGCGGCCGAAAACAAGGCGAACCAAGCTCTAGCGCTCGTCAGCGACCTATCCGCCACGGTTGACGGACTGCAAATGCAGCCCGCAAGCCAGCCGCGCAAACGGCAGCGGTTTGGCATGTTTTGGGACACTACGACGCAAACGGCGGCGGCGATCAATACAGCTTATGCGGTGACGTATAACAGCAGCATTGTTTCGGCAGATCCTGAGTTTTCTAAGGTAGTTTTGCTGCTCCATATGAATGGGGCTAACGGCAGCACCACATTTACAGATTCGAGCATTGTGGCCAATGCGTCAACTGCATTTGGCAATGCACAAATAAGCACGGCCAAATTCAAGTTTGGCGGCGCGTCTGGGTTCTTTGATGGTGGCGGAGACTACGTATCTGTTTCAGGGTCTAGCTTTAATCTTCCAAGCGACTTTACTATTGAAATGTTTGTGTCCGTGGAGGGCGCAAGCGACACACGCTTTCAACACATAGCGCAAACGCGCGATGGCGTAAATAATGGATGGGTGCTTGAGTACGACCGCACTGATAGAAACATCGCATTTTTAAGTGATACTGGTATTGTCGGCCTTAAAACTGCGAACAACTCAATCACAGACGGTGTTTGGTATCACGTCGCTGTAACTAGGTCCGGCTCTGATATTCGGCTGTTTCTTGATGGCGCGTTAATTGCAACGCACTCATCAACTCAGAATTTCAATGCGTCCAACATGCTTTTGAGCCGTAGATTTGCAAATGATGGAGCGTGGCACTATCTCAATGGGTACATCGACGAAGTAAGAATTACAAAAGGAGTGGCTAGGTATACAGCAGCGTTCACTCCACCAGCAAGTCAATTTCCAGATGGTTCGTATTCAAGTGCACTAAACCAAGGCGTAGTTCTTCGCAGCCCGTCAGAAGTGCAAGTAGACACCGAAGGCGTCTACAACTTCCAGTTCAGCGTGCAGCTAGACAAGACCAGCGGCGGAGCGGCGAACTTCTGGACATGGTGGCGGGTAAACGGCGTGAACGTCCCGGCGTCGGCGTCGCAAATTCAGATTCAGGGCAACAACCACGAGATATTCGGAACAGCGAACATCCTGCTAGACCTGAAGGCAGGCGACTACGTGCAACTTATGTGGGCTGTGTCTGACACGGCCGTGCAGCTTCAATACTTCCCGGCGTCCGGGCCGGTTCCGGAGATTCCGTCGGTTATCCTGACGGTTACAAGCAACATCAGGAGTGAAACATGACCGTAACGGTGAAAGTGCTGGTGCCGCCGCTGCAACTGCAGGCGACGCAAACCACGCAATACACGGCGACCGCGATCCGCGCGATCATTGACAAGGCAACGGTAACGAATACTGATACCGTAAGCCGCACCTTTTCGGTAAACTTGGTGACCAGTGGCGGGTCTGCCGGGAGTGCCAATCTGGTGATCGACAATCGCACGGTGCAGCCTGATGAAACCTACACCTGTCCCGAGCTGGTCGGCCATGCGTTGGAGCCGGGCGGGTTCATTTCCACCATCGCTAGTTCCGCTTCTGCGTTGACGTTCCGAGTGTCCGGCCGCGAGATTTCGTGATGGCTACCGTGCCGCAATCGTTTGACCCATACGCCGCTATTCGCACTCTAGGCGGATTTGCGCCGCTTATCGCGTATGGCCCTAATGATGACAGCACGGGCGAACAAGTTGGATGGCAGCTTGACGTCAATACAGCGCGATCCTTAGGCAACACGCCTTTCAGCACCAAATACAGCAACGTAGTCGCGCTTCCAGACGGACGCATGCAAGTTACTTTGCAGCAGCCGGGGGCTCACAAGTACGACACGATGGAGGCGATCTACGCCAAAGACCCGACCACGGGTCAGTGGACGCTGCAAAACGACCCGATGCAAGCCAAGTCTAGGCAGGTCAGCACGGGCGAATCGTTTGTGCGTGACCCGTTGGAGCAGTTCGGGAAGGAATTTGTTCTGCCTGCTGCTGCGATGTATTTTGGCGGGACCGCGCTCGCTGGTGCTGGCGGGGCAGGAGGCGCTGCTGGTGCGGCGGCTCCGGCTGGCGGCGCTGCCGGAGGCGCTGCTGCCGGTGGCGCTGCGGCTGGCGCTGGTGGCGCTGCGGCGGGCGGCGCTGCTGCGGGCGCTGGGGGTGCTGCGGCTGGGGCTGGTGGCGCAACTGCAGGAGCTACAGGTATGGGATGGGGTCAACTAGCGGGCCAAGTCGGGGCAAGCCTTGCGGGCTCCTATCTGCAATCCCGCGCGGCGGAAGATGCCGCAAACGTGCAAGCCGGCGTCGCCCGCGAGGGCATCGCAGAGCAGCGGGCGCAGCTTGAGAAGATGCGCGAACTGCTCGCGCCATACGTCCAAGCTGGCACTCCGGCGCTTCAGGGTATGCAGGCTCTCATCGGCCTCGGTGGACAACAGGCGCAACAAGAAGCCATCGGCGCAATCGAGCAGAGCCCACTATTCCAATCCCAGGTGCGGCAGGGCGAAGAGGCGATGATGCAGAACGCAGCCGCTACTGGTGGTCTGCGAGGCGGCAACATGCAGGCGGCTCTGGCGCAGTTCCGCCCGGCCATGCTCCAACAGGCCATTGACCAGCAATACAGCCGGCTCGCAGGCTTGACGGGCCTCGGCCAGCAGTCGGCGGCGGGTGTCGGCACGGCGGGAATCAACACCGGGCAAAACGTCGGCAACCTGCTGCAGCAGCAGGGCGCGGCTATGGCGGGCGGGGTGCTGGGCCAAGCTGCACCATATGCCAGTTTGCTACAGATGCCCATGCAGTACGCTGGCATGCAGATGGCAATGGGCAGGAACCCGTTTGGCGGGTTTGGCACGCAACAACCAGCAGCGCAGCCGGCGGCGCAGCCCGTTAGCGGTGGCGGGCTACGGGCGCCGTCTGGTCAATCGTGGTTCACCATGCCCGAAACCACTCCCACGGGGCCGTGATATGGGACCGATCAACTACTCTCTTCAAGGCATCCAAACCCCGTTCCAGTCGCTGGCTGGCGGGTTCCAGATTGGCTCGCAAATGGCCCAGGCGCAGGCCATGCGGCAAGAAGCCGAAGCCCGCGCAGCGCAGCAGCAGCAGGCGCTATTGCAGCAGCAGGCAGCGGCGGAACAGCAGCGCATGCTCAGTGAACAACTCATGGCGCTGCGCAACAAGCCGAACCCGACGGCGCGGGACTATGAGAACCTAGCGATGTTTCTGCCGAAGGATCGCTCGGAGGCAATGCTCAACTGGTTCAAAACCCGTAGCACTGAAGAGCAAGGCAACCTTCTAGCTTTTAACGGGCAAGTCCTGTCGGCTGCCGAAACAAAGCCCGAGGTCGCTGTAAACCTGCTGCGCGAGCGCGCAACGGCCGAGCGCAACAAGAGCAACGAAGCCGACGCCAAAGGCTTTGAGCTTCAGGCCAACCTGATCGAACAAGACCCGAAGATGGCGCGCGTTACGCTGGCGCCGATGATTGCGCGCCTGCCTGGCGGAAAAGAATTGCTAGAGGGCGTCAACAAAGCCTTAGAGGAAAGGCGTGCAGCAGCGCTTCAGCCGCTGGTCGAACAAGCTGAACGGCGCAAGGGCATGCCGTCGTCGATTCTTGAGGCCATCGAGTTTGAGAATCTGACGCCGAGCCAACAACAGACTTTCAGGAATACGCAGAGTCTGCGGCAGCCTGTGACGAAAATCGAAGTGTCAAACATTGACAGAACGGCATCGGCAGAGCTTGGAAAGATGGTTCCCAATTTGGCCGAGCAGGCTAACGCCGCCGTGAATCAAGTGAGCGACCTTGGCAGATACCGGCAGGCGCTGCAATCAGCAATCGTAGGCCCTGGTGCCGAGCAAAGGCTGGTGGTCGCGCGGGTAGCGTCTGCGCTTGGGTTCACTGGTGACAAAGCCGTCAACGCCACCACGGAACTGATTCAGGGCAACGCAGAGATGGCGCTTAACGCTCGCTCGCTTTTGAGGGGGCAGGGTGAAATCACTCAGGGCGAGCAGAAGCTGCTAATCCAAGCCAAAGCTGGCGACATAAACTTTACCAAGGGAGAACTAGAAACCCTGTTCAATGTGTTTGAGCGGTCGGCCCGCGCGCAGTACGCTAGAAACACCAAATTGCTAGAGGCCACCATCAAAACAGGTAAGGCTCCAACGGCTGAATTGTTCCTTGGCACCGTGCAGCCGATGCCAGAGGCGGCAGCGCCAGCCACTCAAGCCACGGCCGGTGATGTTCGATCCCGCGCCGATCAAATCATCCGCGGAGGCAGATAGCATGGCGACGGCCGACGAATATGCCGCGTGGATCGTTCAAAACGCCGACAAGCGCGGCACGCCCGACTTCGATACGGTCGTGCAAGCGTATGAGCTTGCCAAGGCGCAAGAAGCCCAGCCGCGCGGAACGTCGGCCGCCGGTCTAGCTGGCGCTGCCGTGCGCGGTGCTGGCCCTATCGCTGGCGGCGCTGCTATCGGCGCTGCGCTGGGCGCTCCTGTCGCTGGTGTAGGGGCCATCCCGGGCGCTATCGCGGGTGCTGGCGCTGCTGCTTTGGCTCCGCTGGTGGGCGATCCCATCGTGGACACGGTGAACAACCTGTTCGGAACCAAGTTCACGCGGCCGACCGAAGCCATGCAAAACCTTCTCACCCGTATGGGAGTGCCGGAAGCAAAAACGCAGGCAGAGCGCATCGTTCAGTCAACCGCAGCCGGTGCCGCTGGTGCTGGTGGCATCGCATCGGCTGGCCGCGCCGTGCAGGCCGCTGCTACGTCGCCCGTAACGCGCGAGGTCGGCCGCTCGTTGGCCGCGCAGCCTTTGGCGCAAGTGGCGGGCGGTGCCGGTGCCGGTGCTGCCGGGCAAGCTGCGCAGGAAGCCGGCGGAACGCCTGCGGGTCAGATTGGCGCGAGTCTTGTCGGCGGAGTGCTAGGCGCGAGGATGGTTCCGTCTGCTGCGCGCATTCCAAATGCCGGCCTTCAACAGGGCGTCACCGCAGCCGAGCAGCGCGGAATCCCGGTGATGACGTCGGATGCTTTCCCGCCGTCTACGTTCATCGGCCAAGTCGGCCAGCGCACCGGAGAGCGTATCCCGGTGCTAGGTACTGGCCCGGTTCGGGTTGCACAGCAGCAGGCCCGCGTAGATGCCGTGAAAGACCTTCTCAGGCAGTTTGGTGCCGATGACGCGGCGAACGTCAGCGACGACGTGATGCGCGACCTAGCCAGCAAGCGGTCGGCCGACCTGACAAAGTACACGGGGCTGAAAAACGAGGTCATCGACCGGCTTGGTAATGCTGGCACTGTCCCTGTAACGAACGCCACGCAGGCTATCGACAACGAGATTTCCAGGCTTCAAGGGCTCAAGTCTGAGCAGTACGCGCCCATCATCCGCACGCTTGAAGATTGGAAAAACAGCCTTCAAGGGCAAAACCTACGTAACATCGAAACCTTGCGCAAGCAGGTAGGCGAGTCGTTTAGTGCCCCCGAGCTTTCGTCCATCCGCAGTGCTGGCGAGAAGTCGCTATCGTCCATCTACGGCCCGCTGAAGCAGGACATGGAAACCTTCATCAGGGCGAACGGCGAAACCCGCGACGCAACGAAGTGGGCGGTTGCAAACAAGCGACTGTCCGAGCTTGCCGGTGAGCTTGAGTTCGGCACGCTGAAGTCAGTTCTTCGCAGCGGCAACGCTACCCCGGAGGTCGTGAACAAGCTGCTTTTCTCTGCAAAGCCTAGCGAGGTGCGCCAGCTTTACTCAAGCCTCACGCCTGCCGGTCAGGCCAACGCTCGCACGGCTATCCTCGCCCGCGCCGCTCAAAATGCAGAGGGGACGTTAGAGGATGGAACAAAGGTTTTCAAGCCAGAGCAGTTCAATGCTGCACTGAAGAGGCTTCAGCCTCAAATCGGAGTATTCTTCAAAGGCTCAGACCTAGAACAGGTCGAAGGTCTTTCAAGGGCTTTGACACTTACGCGCCGGGCCGCGCAATCCGGTGTTCCAACGGCCACGGGTCAGGAAACGATGCCGTTCGTCGCTGGTAGCTTTTTGCAAAGTGTCGTCGGGTCGTTTTTCGGAAGTCTTGCGGTGGCTGGCGGAGTTGGCGCTATGGCTAGAGTCTACGAATCGGCCCCCGTGCGCAATCTGATGATCAAGCTAGGCAAGGCAGAGCCTGGAAGTTCACTAGAGGAGCAGATCGCCAAGCGGCTATTCGCTACCATCCAGACGCAATCCGAGGCTATCGAAGAGAAAGCCCAAACCGCAGCAGGCCAACCATGACCGCCCTCTCAGTCTCCCCCGCGTACCCGATCTTCACTGACCGAGCCGGCCAGCCGCTGGAAAACGGCTACATCTGGATCGGCGCTGCCAACCAGCCGCCGCAGACCAACCCCATCGCGGTGTTTTGGGACGCTGCCCTGACGCAGCCAGCAGCGCAGCCGGTGCGCACGATCAACGGCTACCCGAGCAATAGCGGCACGCCTGGCCGGCTGTACGTTGGAAGCGATTACTCGCTCATGGTGCAGGACGCGAAGGGCTCGGTTGTGTACTCGGCGCCGGCTTCGACGCAGCGGCTGGGGGACATTAGCTCCAGCGAAGTGATATTTGTTCAGGCTGGCGCTGGCGCTGCAAATCGAACGATTCAGGATAAGGCTCGGGAGTTCTTGAGTGTCAAAGATCGTGGCGCAGTAGGGAATGGGATAGCAGACGACACAGCAGCCATCCAATTAGCCATCAACGAAAGCGATCAAGTGTATTTCCCGCCCGGGACGTACAGAATCACGTCTTCTCTGTTGCTTTCGCCAAACAAGAATATCTTTGGCGCGGGACGGAGAGAAACGCTTGTTGTTGTCGATGCGGCTGTCTACGGATTTAGCGCTATTTATTCATCGCAAACAACGCTGCGGGCAGACATACGCGATATGTCGTTTCAAGGAACAGCGGGAGCATTGGGGGCGATGAAATTTCAGCATGCCACTAGGGTGCGTGTTGATTCGTGCGACTTCTACGACTTTACGGCATCAGGCGCGCTAGGCATTGAGTTTGCGCGCGTCTATCACTGGTGGGTGTCCAACTGCGGGTTTGAGAACATTCACAGCAACGGTGTACTGTGCTCAATCGTTGATACAGTGGGCTCTAACCACGGCATGTTCGGCCCAAACAACGACGTAATCGGAAACAATCAGGCCAACTTTATTGGTCTTGCGCTTTACGGTACGCAGAATGTCCTCGTCCTGAGCAATAACTTCGAGGGCTCCAACAACGGCAACAAAGGCATTGACCTGCAAGGCGTTGAAGGGGTGTTCATTGTTCAGAATTACATTGAGCTTTGGCTGGCTAGTGCAATTGCAGGAAACGCAGGTGGTAGCAATAGGCGAGTAGTCGTTGAACAGAACGCAATTCAGGCATCAACGACAAACATTTGCAACTTTAACAACGTCTCGTTTCCTAACGACCGCGTGGCGTTTAGGTCAAACCGATTCCTAGACGCCATTGGCGGGCAAACGTGCGTTGTTTTTGGCACAACGCTAAACGCACAATTTCAGGACAACGACCCAGCGGGCGCAACACCTACCGACTTGACATCCGGCAACACTGTGTCGGCACAGGTGCTGTACGGCAGCAAAACCTGGGACCCTGGCAACATTGCGAATCTAAGCTCGGCCAATGACACTGTCACGGTGACAGGGGCTAGTGTTGGCGATGTATGTTCTGCAACGCTTTCGACCATCGGAAGCAGAAATATGCTAATCACCGCTCACGTCCAAGCGGCAGACACGGTGCGCGTTGTGTTGTTCAATAACGAGGGCGCAGCAGTCGATTTGCCAAGTGGCACACTTCGCGTGAAAGTAAGCAAGCAATGAGTCAAGCAATGCGACAAGACAAGCTACTGCACTTAGTTTTTGGCTTCATTGCAATCGCCTGCGCAATGGTGGCCTTGGTGATCTACGGCGCATTCGGCCTGGGCGCCTGCCTTGCCTACACCACCACTGTCGTCGGTGTCGGCTACGAAGTGCAGCAGATGGTGCGCAAGGAGGGGCAGCCTGACGCATGGGACGCCATCGCAACCGCTGCGCCTGGGTGGGCTGCATGGGCAATTCTGGCGGCTCTGTGAGCTTGTCCGGATACACTTTGGCCACTAGGAGAACCCATGAAGCGCATACGTGAAACCCTCTCGTCTTGGCTTGAACGCCTAGCTCGCCGTCTCCGTGGCGGTGGCGGCCCCATCGAACCCCTCCGCGGCGGCGGTGGGCCAATCGAACCGCTATGAAGCCTGTCGCCTGCATCGTGCTCGCTGCGGTGCTGGCGCGGCACTATGGCTGGGGCTTGGTGCCTCCTGAGCTTGCGGGCGTGGCTAGCAAGATGCTCGGCGCGATGGCTTCGCTGGTGTTTCTTGCGCTCATCGCATCTGCATGGCGCAGCCGGATCGTGTGGGCAGCCTGCGCCTATGGGGCGTGGGAGTATGGGCAGACGGCGCTATGCTCGGCGGCGTACATGGTGAAACCATGGCCGGTTGATCCAGGCCAGCCGATGTGCAGCGCTTGGGCTGGGTTTGATGTTGGTTTTTTCGGACTTCTGATCGCGGCAGGCGTGATTTATCGCCTTGCCCTATCAGAATTGATAGTTACCAAAGACGAGCGCGGGTGAAAAAATGAGTGATCGCAGGCCAGCCCAGACCATCGGAGAACTGGACATCCACCTTGGCAACGTTCAGGCGAGGCTTGCGGAAATCGCGCACGTCATGAACGGTATGGCAACAAAACACGATGTGACACGCATCGAAGCTGCAATGGCGCAGTTAGCCACAAAAGCCGAGGTAGCCGCAGAGATCAAAGCAATCCGGGACGAAGTTCACCGGAGCAAACCCGCGACCCTGCTCAGAAACTTCATGGTTGCCTGCGCAGCCATTGCTGGCGGTGCAGCGGGGTTTGGTATCGTGCTTGAAATCTTCCGCTGGCTTGAAAAGGCGCCGAAATGAAGCTGATCGAAAACTGGCGGCAGGCGTGGCGGTTCTTTTCCGTCCAGGCTCAGGCACTGGCCCTGACCGTGCTCGGCGCTTGGCAGGTCATGCCTGACGACCTGAAGGCGGCACTCCCGCCTAACGTGGTCTACGGCGTTTCAATGGTGCTGCTCGTCGCCGGTATCGTCGGCCGCGTGGTGGCCCAGCCGAAGGCGGAATGATGCTAGACATCGCCCGCCGTGACATCGGACAGCGCGAAACGCTCGGCCCGAATGACTCGCCTTGGATTCGGTCCATGCTTTTCAAGCTCGGCGCGTCGTGGCTAGTGGGCCAGCCGTGGTGCGGCGGAGCGGTGGCGAAGTGGGTAACGGAAGCCGGATACAAGCCCGTCCCGAAGTGGTGGCAGGCCCGCGCTTGGGCTAGCTGGGGGCAGGCTTTGGCCTATCCCGCTGAAGGGTGCGTCGTCGTGTTTTCCCGTCAAGGTGGAGGGCATGTCGGTTTGCTAGTAGGCGAAGATACCGCCGGGAACCTGCTGATCCTCGGGGGGAATCAGGGCGATGCAGTCAACGTCCGCGCATTCCCACGCGCTCGGGTGCTCGCTTACCGTTGGCCGCCTGGCTTGAGTCTCCCGCCATTCGTGCAGCTATCCAAAGGCTCTGCAGCAGCCACCACGGGAGAGGCGTGAGGATCATCCTGGCAGCGTCTTTGATAGCCGGTGTTACCGGCTTCGGTGGCGCGTGGTATATCCAAGACCTACGGACCAAAGATGCCGATGGAAAGCGCGCGGCGGCCGAAGTGCAAGCCAAAGCCGACGCCGAAGCTGAGTTCAGCCGACGACTACAGGAGCAGCATGATGCAGCCCGCGAAGCCAGCGAAACCTTACGCCGTGCCCGCTTGGACGCTGCTGCCGCTGGCCGCGCTGCTGACAGCCTGCGGGGGCACGTTGCCACGCTTGCCCAGCAGTGTGCCGCCACTGCCGCCGGCAGCGCGTCAGGAGCCGGCCCCGGAGATATGCTCGCCGACATGCTCAGACGGGTGGAAGCGGCTGGTCGAGAGCTTGCTGCCGAGGCAGATCGAAGCAGAGCAGCCGGCAAAGCCTGCGAACGTGCCTACGACGCGCTGAAATAAAGCCGGCCGCACAGTGGCGGCCGGGAACCTCGCTTGTCGTCGAGGAGGATGCGGCTAGAGTCTATCCGAAAATCCAGCGGAACAGGTCGCCAAAGCGGCTATACAGCCACTCGTCGAGGCTTTTGACCATGGTTTCTCTCCATCTTGCCGCGCGTGATCCGGCACGCGGCTAACCGGTTTTCTAGTGTCTCACGACACCCTGCGAACGCCCATCGTCGGCGGCAGGCTGTCGGCCAGACGGTGCAGCAGCGTCTTGAGCGCCGCGCAGTCGGTGACCTGGCCGGCCTCGTCGCGCTGGCGCCAGGCGAGGTAGCCCAGCCGCGGCTCGAGCGTGAGCAGCGGGCCACCGGCGCCGCGCAGGTCGATGGTGCACGGCTGCCGGTAGTCCGTGGCGGGCTCTCGGTCAGGGATGCCGGCGTCCCGCTCGGCCTGGGCGCGCGCCTCGGCGTTGCGCCAGCGGGCGCGGGCGGCGAGCTGGTGGCGCTTGGACTTGCGGCGTTGCATGCGGCGAGATCTCCAGATGTTGTCTACAACACGTTAGGCGCCCTTGCTCCGGGTCGCCAGGTGGTGCAGCACGTCCCGGAACCGCTGCATATCGCCTTCGGCCAGGATCGTGAACTCATAGCGCGGCACGCGCAGGATCGTCGCCTCGTTGTCAGGGCAGCCGGGGCGGCTGATGTTGCGGCTCACGTAGTCTTTCAGCAGCCCAAGCCCCAGCCCGCAGGTATCCCACAGCGCATCAAACGCGGCGGCCTTCTGCTCGGGCGTGTAGTCAGGCATGCCGAGGGGGCGCCTAACTGGCGTTTCGAGCCGACCCGCGTCGGCGGGCGGCACCTGTACGTCTTCATGCTTCATCTGCGCCTCCTTGGCGGCTCAAACTATCGTTAGGCATCAAGCATT